GTACACTAAGAATACAGCAAATGCTGCTGATACTGGAGCAGAGTATGCTACGCAGATCCAAGGTCTCATACCTAATCTGTATGATAGTTCCCACTGTCTGCCCATATAAGCAGAAATTCCAATTAGGAAGTGGAAAATTACAAGTTGGTAAGGACCACCATTATATAACCATTCGTCTACTGTTGCTGCTTCCCAAATTGGGTAGAAGTGCAGACCTATAGCGTTTGAAGATGGAACTACAGCACCAGAGATGATGTTGTTACCATACATGAAAGAACCCGCTACTGGTTCTCTAATTCCGTCTATATCGACAGGAGGTGCAGCAATAAAAGCTACAATAAAACATGCTGCTGCGGCGAGCAAACATGGAATCATGAGTACACCGAACCATCCAACGTAAATTCTGTTTTCGGTTGATGTCACCCACTCGCAGAACTCAGGCCAGCCTTTTAATAGACCACCTTGTCTGCTCCTTGAAAGAGTTGTCATGAGGACGATTTAATAGTAGGGCTCAAAGGGTAGAGCGAAACTATATTTCCACCAATCCCTTCACTGGTGGATATGAAAGACGTAATTTATCCTCCCATAGGTCTTGGTTAGCGGGAGCATGAAAAAGGTGAGGATTTCCTCACCCATTTGATTTATTTATATTAACACAACTTTACAATTCTGTCAACCCTTATACTGGGTATCTAATAATTACGATTCCACTACCACCTTTACCACCATAGTATCCAGCTGCTGAAAGACCACTTGTAGAGTGGGTTACACCTCCACCACCAGATCCACTATTTGCTACACCATCTAAAGTTCCAGTTGAACCTGAGTTGTTTGTATCACCACCTATACCATTCTTTCTGCCTGCAGCATTGAAAATAGAGTTTTCATTACCACCAGCACCACCAGCAGCATAGAATGTAGCAGTACCACTTATTGAATATTCTAACCCATCTCCACCACGACCACCTAGTTGATTACCTCTTTGATCACCAGCTTCACCAGCAGTACCAGCACCACCGCCGCCACCTCCAGCATTATCAGCACCAGCACCACCATTATTACCCTGCTTAGCGTTTCCTACATTACCACCTAAGTTACCACCACCGATGCCACCAGCTGTGTTTTCCATTGCAGCACCACCACCAGATCCACCATTAGCACCATCATAATTACCACCATTACCAGTACCACCTCTACCACCACCTGTTACAGATTCGTTAAAACTAGGCCCATTAATTTGACTACTACTACCACTTGCTGCAACTTGGTTAACTGCTGGAGATCCATTACCTCCAGCACCAACTGTAACTACATAAGTTCCAGCACCCCATGATTGATTTCCGCCATTCGGAGTTGTTCTATTAGTGGGAGTTTCAGTGCCATAGTAAGCAAGACCTCCAGCACCTCCTCCACCAGAGTTGTCACCTCCTCCACCACCGCCACCAGCGACCATGAGAAGTTGCAGACCTGTAACTGCTCTACTGAGAACAAAGTTAGTATTACCAGTTGAAGTAAATGTATGTACACGATAAAGCACTCCACCAGATGTGACCTGAGTTTCAGTGCCGCCTTCTCCAGCAGGACCGATAATTGCTCTGGCTGTTAATGAAGTAGTTGTAGAAATAATATTAAGTGCCATATTATTATGAACCCATTCCCATTGCGAAATTACAAAATGCCATCCATCCAGCTGTATCAGGTCTTCTCAATACTGTAAGAGTGTGAATATCTTCATCACCATTTGTAGACATGTTTGTAGGAGCAGTACTACCAGCCCATCGAATTGGTACATCAGATGCAGAGCCACCATTAATCGTAATATCTTTAGGTCTACAAGTTTTACTACTAGCAGGATTTATAAAGAATGTAAATGTATATGCTTTACCTAATGTAGTAGGAAGGTTTGTTAATGCAAGAGTAAAATTACCAGTTTCGTTTGCACTTATAAAGAAAACATTCTCAGTATCAGAAGCATAGTTATAAGTAATCGTGAAATCAGATGCTGATGCATTAGAAACAGCTTTAACTGGTTCTTGAGTATGTTGAACAGTAAATCCTGGCGTTGGTGTCCAGTTTAAACTTGTACTATCCCATAAAAATGTTTTATCTGTAGCTCCTTTCAGAGTAATACCGCCACCAGCTGCTGTGGTATCTGACGGTGAAGAAACTGAACCTAGCTCAATGTTTTTATCATCCACGCTAAGTGTTGTGGAATTGATGGTAGTCGTAGTACCATTCACAGTCAAATCGCCACAAGTAACAGCACCAGTTGTAGAGAATGTACCTCCACCACTTACTGTTAGAGAACCAGTAACAGTAACGTTTCCTCCAACTGTTTGGTTTCCAGCAACAGCAAAAGTTTCTCCAGAAGGAACATTAACTGTAGTAGCAGTTCGACCTTTTATATTGTCTACTCTAAGTGTTGACATAATACTTTGTTTTTCTTTTATTTATAGATCTTTGACAATGAAGACACAACCGTCATCAACGTCAACTTGAACACCATTTTCGATGTCCACTGTAAGATCTGAGACAGACCTTACAACTCCAACTTTATATGGAAGTGATATACTCACATTTGAAGCAATTGCTTGTTTCTGAACATTCTTAAATGCATTATCAATGTAGTCTACAGGATAAGTCATTATATATCAGCAATAATTAAAATACAATCACCATCTACATCCACCTGTTTACCATTTTCAATATCAACAGTAACATTTGGATCTGTATAGATCACACCAGTGTTATATGGAGATGCAATACTGATATTTGAATTTATCACATTTTGATATGCAAAAACTGTTTTAGAATATACCTTAGAGGCACCGCCTCCACCAGCACTATCCCATTCAGTTCCATTATAAACCCGAAGTTCATCCTCAGTAGTATTATAGTAAATGTCTCCTTCATTTACATCTACTGTTGGATTACTTGATTCTGTGATATCAATTGATCTACGTTTGACCTGATCATTTGCTACATTTCTCCATGAAGCACCATGAATTGCTCTAATTTCACAACCAAGACCAACTTGAGGAGCAGTGGTAAAAGTTATTGTTGGAGTTGCAGCAGTATTATTAATAGTATAATCTGTTTTTGGTTTCTGTATGATACCACCAAGAATAACTAATATTTGTTCTTCACTAAAAGCTCGATAAACAGCACCACCATCTGTAAGATTAAAAGTAGTAGTACTTGTATTAAAACCGCTACTTATATCATCAATGACTCTGACATCAGTATCATTGTAACCTCTAGTTGGAGATAGTTGTCTTCCGTGTAATCCCATTTTAGGTCTGCTCCAGTACAGATATTAACGAATCTACACTATTAGCGGTATCAGATAAAACTTGAATTTTATCTCCTGTTTCCATCACTAACTTACTACCAGCGATAAATTCGTAGGATGCACCACTTGGAATCGGCATATTCCGAATCAAATAGATGTCATCTGCTCCACCAGCAGCTTTATCAAATTTTATATCTATAGTGATTTGATTTCCTGTTGTATTTGAAACGTTAATACCAATACAAACTGTAGTAGTTGATCCAGGCACTGTATAAGCGTCTGTAAGTGTAGTTGAGATATTTGCTTTTGTATAACTTTTGAAGGTATTTGCCATTTATCTATCCCAATGCGATTGCCATAACGATTGCATCATCAACAGTTGCACCACCAGCAAGAGTATTAGCAACCTCAACGATAGCGTCATTTCCTGGCGTACCTCCACCCGATTCATCTCTCATATAGATTTTTTTATCAGCGGTGTTTACAGCAAGTTCACCCCTTTCTAAATCACTAAGAGAGGGAGCACCTGTAGAAAATTTTCTTTTTGGTTTAATCGTTGTTGCCATAATGCAATTCTTTTTTACTATTTATCAAGCAACCTTGAATAAGTATTCACCGACCATCTTTCCGATGGTTCGACCAAACTGTATTCTAAAGTCAGGGTTTGTGGTTCCAAGATCTTCTCCAAAAATACGAATTGTATCCCATTTCCTATCATTATCAAATACATTTTGATTAACACCATTAGTAGTATCATAATATGCATAGATATTACCAGTTGGAACTCCAGATGGAGCTCCAGTAACAGGACCACTAGTAAATGGGCCTACTTGGAAGAAAACACCACCACCAGTTTCTTTTGCTAATGTTGTATGATCCCAACGATGTCCTAGTGAAGGAGCAGGTCCAGTTTGATAAGAAGCACTTCTTCTACCAATCCAAACATCTTGATTAGTTACATCACCATTTAATGCTGCACTTAAAGTTATAGAAACAGTTGACGATGTAGTTGGAGCGCTAGCACCATTACTAGGAGTACCAATTGAAGTAATATACACATCCCAAGGTATATCTGGTTTCATAGTCAATACCTGATTACCAACATCATCAGCAGTTGCAGTTCTTTGACCATTCCATACTTGACTTTTATGTAAAACTCCATATGTATTAGTCGAAGAATCATAATCCTCAGCAGGATTAATTGCATTGATAGCATTACTCCAATCAACACTTGTTGCAACACCATAAGTGTTTGAAATTGTAACTGTATTACTTCCAGCAGTACCATTCATTATGAACCGATATGAATTTGTTTCTGGCACACAACCAGTTTGAGGAATACCAGCTTTAAGTACACCTAAATTCTGTGGGTCATTGTTTCGAGTTACAAAATTAACATCTCTAACAAGATATGCTCTTTCTCTTCGTAAGATCATGTTATCAAGATTTGAGTTGTAATTGTATAATGTATCATCAGCATGTGTTTGAGATGTAATTGAAGATACTTCAAGAATACAATCTGTATGTGCATCAGTAACAGTAATTGTTGCAGTTTTATTTGTTCCGTCAACAACTTCAAGAATATCACCAACATTATAGTCACGACCAGATGCTGCAGCACCACTGCTGGTGTTGATTGAAGCTGCTGTAATTGCACCAGAACCATCAACAGCTGTAATATCAACTTTTAATCCTAATCCAGCAGAAATATCACTCTTATTATTCGTTCCAATATCATTCTTAACAGAATATCCAGATCCAGCATCAGTAATACTAAATGCTAAAACCTTTCCTCTTCTATTCGCATCTGTATCTGGGTGTGCAAGAATAATTTGGTCTCCTACATTGTAAATTGAACCAGCAGCATTAACTGTTGCTCCAGTTACAGCACCAGCAGTACCAATATTACCAGATACTAAATTAACAGTTAATCCAGTACCTTCACCTTTATTATTGAATCCAGATTTTCTAGAAGCAGGAATTTGTGGATCATCTTCAGCAAAAAATGTTGCTAAACCAGCAGTAGCTGCATATCCCTTACCACCTTGAACAATAGTTAAACCTGTAACAGGCCCATATTCATTTAACATTACAATTCTGTTAAAGTCTTTTGTGTATATTCCACTGAATATTGTTGTACTTGCACTTTTATAATTAATATCATTAGTTCTAGTAACTTTTAAAATCATTTCATCTTTTAAACCACTAAAAGTAGTAGTTCCTGATGCAGGGGCATTTGGTGTAAGAGTGTCACCAACTCTAAAACCATAGCCAGGAAATACAACCTTACGAATCGTTAATGTCTTATTACCAGTAGTACCAAATGCAAAATCAACTTTTACATCACATCTAATTTGAGCTCTAGTTCTTGCTTGAATTGCAGCACTATCTGAACTATTTGCAGTTTTTAAATCAAATTTAACACCTCGATACCATCCAGTAGGAATCAAATTAATTTTATTTTGACCAGCTGTTGTAAATGAATCTACAACTAGATCTTGAACATAATCTCGAATTGGAATAAATCCTCTTGCATCAGCAGCAGGCACTCCGTTTGTGCCAGGATCACCCCAAGTACCTAGACTATTTTTACCAGCAGAGTTATTTGTTACAGTACCATTATAATCGGGTGCTTGTTTATAATGTGGTAAAATAGCTACAGTATAATTTAATGTATATCCACCAATATTAGCAATATATACTCCATCCTTGTCAAGTAAAGTCTTTTTAGCTTGATCCAACCATGTACCCATAGGTGTGTCGTGCTCATTTGTATTTGCAACAAATACTAATTTTGCAGAAGCTCTTGGTTTATAATCATCACAAACCGTAACACCAGCGTTTGTGGTACAGTTAATAGCTTTATTAATTGTTTTTTCTATAGTATTAAAAGCATCCTCAGAGTTTGCATCAGTACTACCAAAAGCATCACCAGAATTTTTTTTATATTCTCCAGTAGGGCCTGCTCTTTTTGCCCAAAAATATTTTAATCTTAAATCACCAGAAACATAAAATCGATAAGGATTTGAGATAACAATTACCTCTGCAACAGTACCCAAACTAACACTACTGGTAGTACCCTTAGTAATAGTATCTCCAACTTCTATATCAGGAAGAACACTTGCACCTTGATTGCTTGTACCTTGAAAAGCTATTTCATTGTAAGTTATACTAGGATCATTATCATCTGTTCTGGTATCCCATGAATATATAATAAAATCTCCAGCATTTCCAACTACCGAACCACCTCTTCTTATAGTTGCTTCTTGACCTATTGGAAGTTGTGCTGCAGTAAAACTACTAGAAAGTGTAATACCACTTACTCGTACAAGTGCTAAAGTAGTAATAATCTGTGATTTATATTTAGCAAAAAAAGTTCTTGAGATTCTATTTGCATTGATATCATCTATTGTCTCTACATTTTTAACTCCAATTCCATTTGCAACTAAAGCTTTGTTAAAAACATCAATTGTAGCTGGGTCATCTTCCCAATTTAAATAGGAGTTCATACTACCAGAATCATCTGTAGCAAATACAGCATCTACTTTTAGCGGATTACTTCCACCTTGTTGTATTGCGAAAACCTTTTTTGGTTTGGCCCAAAAACCTATTGCGTTTGTCATCGATTAATCCTTCAGTAATTAAGAAACAACGTTAGTTACATAAACTGCCTTACCTTGATTTATATAGTAAGTTATCAAGAAGACAGTTCCTTTTAAGTATTCTACAGGAGAACCATCTGTATCGTCAATTCCTCTCCAGTTGAGAGAAACAGGGTTCCAAGTACTAGTAGGATAGATACTTCCTAAGTTTACTACAGATGGATAAGTAACATAAATTTGACCACTTCTACCGTTATATTGTGAAATATTAGAAATACTTCCTAATACTAACTTTGTAACATTATCAGCAAACCATCTACCATCAGTAAGAGTACCAACAGGTGTAAATGTAAAGTTAGAAGTTTGCTTTAATGTTGCAGCGTCTGTTACTTGACCAGCATTAGAAGCAGGATCATAAGCAGGGTTATCAGTTGTCAAAGGAATATCATTTAAACTAAGTGGCCATACTTCTGGATTTGTAGTAATAAAGGCGTTTTTAGTTGCCCAATCATCCAAGTCATGTGGTGAAATGTATCTATCTGCTTGTGCAGTCCAATCAGGATGTGTCTTGCCTAAATCAAACCATTGATTTTGTGCTCTTTGTACAAAACCAAAATCTGTCGATGAAGCGTTAGGGAAATTAGAAGTATCATTGAATATAGTGCTTGCAATTTCAATTTTAGACGCAACCTTAAGAGTATTAATAGTTGCAGTCGTTGCTTCTAAATTTGCAGTCTTAAAGCTGTTCTGTTGTGCTTGTTGTAAAGTCGCAAGAGATTCAGTTAAAGTTGCACTGAATGATGATGGGTTGAAGGAAGATGCAGAAGAGTTAGATGAAAGAGAACCAACATCAGCGAAGTTGATTAACTTATTGTCAGCAGAAGTCTTGACTTTCGGGAAGTTCAAGGTAGCAGCCTTGTTACCCTTCGTATCAATCACCTGATTACCAATATAGAAGTCACCGTTTGAGTTAGTACCAGATGATGCAACGAAACCAGCAGCACCTTCAATCTGTTGAGCATTGACTTGATACTGTAAACTAAGAACTTTAGTTTGGAATCTAGGTAAACCAGTTGAGTAGTTACCAGGCCCGAAACCAACGTATTCCCAAGTGTGACCAGAGGCACGAAGAATAGATGGTCTGTGTAAGTTTACTGGTATACCAGCAGTTGAACTTGTAGTAATATTACTATCAAGTTCAATAACTCTTTGTTGTCCATCTGGAGTACTAAAATCTGGAACATCATTATCAAATTTTGTAACTGCTGGTTTGTTCACACCATAAGTATCGGCTGAACTAGCAGAACCTTGATCAGCAGTATAAGGAGCGATCATTGCCGCTTCTGTCATAGTACTATTATTTGGGAAGATACTTGTTAGAACTAACTCGTTAGTTAAGTTAGCAGAAATAGTACCACCAGCAAGAACTTCATTTAAGAATTTAAGAATTGCTTCTGATGTGATTGAATATTGTGTAATTCTATCATATCCATGAGTTGCAAGATTATTATCACGAGGAATGGTATTACCAACATCATCTCTGTATCTAGAAACAGATGGACGAGGATTCCACTTAGGATTATCCAAGTCAATTTCTGGATATAGATAGTTGATATTTTGAGAAACGCCAAGTCCTGTTACAGTCGTATCTGAAATAGTGTAACTTGTTCCAGAGGTTGTTTGTTGTCCATAAGTAATAGTGTTTCCATATGTGCTACCATCTTCTTTAGTATAAACATTACCGTCAAGAACAGTCAATAGATAATAACCATCTCTAGAAGTATGTACATACTCAATGAGAGGTTCTACATTATAAATGTAGAATGCTCTTGGATAATTGTTATTACTTGTGTAAGTAAATGGATACTTAGCATTTGTATCTCTAAGTTGTATTGTAAATCTTGCTTCTGGAGCTTTTAGTTCTTGAGATCCAGCAGTGCCTTTTGGCATCTTATAAATGACTCTCCATAAAAACTCACCATTTCCAAATCCCGCTCTGTTGTCTTGAAGACGTTTAATATAAAGGTTTGAGGTGAAAGTTGCATCAAATTCGTAGTTATCTTGTACTGAAGTTTGATTATCAGCGTTAGTATCTCTTCTCTGTGTTAATCTTCTTAGAAGTGAAAGAGCAGTTGTTGCTTGAGAAGTTAAAGCAACATCATCTGCAAGAGCACCATATCTAGTACCAATTGAAGAAAATGGAATATATCCAAATGGTTTGATGTTTTCAGAAGAGAAACCAACAGATGTAACTGATGTAACTCCATTGACTTGAATAACTACAGGACCTGTACCAGTTCTAACACCCAATGCTGTACCAGCACCATCTACAAGTACGAGGTAATCATTATTAGAAAATCCAGTACCAGATTCTAGATCATTACCAGCTGGGTCATACTGAGTAACAGAAGTAACTGCTTTAGATGTACCATCAACATTTACTTGTACTTTAATTAGTGATGATCGATTACCTAATGCTGCACCAGTAAGAGGAGTACCAGCAGAATTAGAAGGTTTTGCATCTACAATTCCATTTGAAAGACCAGTAGGACCTATATCTCCGTAAGTAACACCATTTAATGCAATATTGTCATATGCAACTGGAATACCAGTAGCATTAATAGTTCCATCTGCCCTACCATCATTAACTAAAATACAAACTCTACCTTTATCTACACCATTTACTGTCTGTGAAAATTCCCAACCGTAGTAAGCACGTTTGTCATTTTTAGTAGTTTTACTGTTTTGAATAGTATCTGGATCTTTATTGTCTCCAAGATTTGATGTATCTCTCGCCCTTAATCTAGCACCAAATAATTGAGATGTTGCATCATCAGGTGATTTCGGTAAAAATGCATAAACAGCTTCTGGATTGCTATCAGAATAGTTTCTCTTACCAAGGTTATAGTCTAAACCACTTATAAGAAGTTCTGCCTTGGTTACGTTACCACTACTATCTGTTTCATAAAATTCTGGAATATCTTCTTCGGCAACTTCCGACTGTCCACCAATTTTAATATAAATTTTCTTAAATGTTGCTTCTAAGTTTGCTGCTCTAGCTGTTTCGTATGCTTGCACAGTATGACCAATATCAATTTCTGTAACACTAATAAGTGAATCACTATCAGGATTAATTCCTCTAGGTGGTACAAGTCCAACTATATATCCACCAGCATCTTGAGCAAATGCATTTGGTCTGTGTGATACAGCTTTTAATGCACAATTACCAAAGTTAGAGTTTGAGTTAGTGATTGACATATCACCACCTGACTCAGCAAGGAAGTGATCTGCATTACCAACAGCAAACACGGATACAACTTGTAAGAATCCATCGTTAGATGCTTTAATATGATAATGTCTCCAATCATCTCTGTATACAGAATCAGGATCAACTCTATATTCTACACTATCAGCATTATTTTGAAGAGTTCCTTGTGAAAGGTTTGAACCAACAAATGCTCTGTTATCTTTTTGAAGTGCAATACCAGTATACTGAGCAAGAACCATAGATTTGAAACCAGTTGCTCTTGAACCATCAGCATGCAAACCATTCATACCAAATACTGATCTTAGAGAACAGTTAAAGATATATGGTGAAGCAGAACCGACAGTATCAGATAAACCAGCAGTTGCAACTGAACCAACGATTCTATTTTCTTCGATTCTCTGAATATAGTCTTCAGATGAAGGTGCAACAGCAGGAACAGTTCTTGTGACACTCGCAAGACTGGTTGGTGTACTAATTGTATTTGTAACAATTGAGAATAAAGTTGTGATTGCAGATCTGACGTTAGCACATGATGCAGCATCAGTATTAGATCCTGTTGTAGGATCAGCAGTAATTGTTAGATCTTTAACCTGTGTAAGTGATGTCTGACCAGATACTACTGTAACATCTACGTTATTGATAACTTGTAAAGCGATATTTCTTGCTTCATTAAACGCATATACGGATTCTGTTTCTTCTCCAACCAAGTGTTGTAACGCACCACCATTTACATAGAGGTTTGCAGCATCATGAACTTTGTTGTTTGAACCATAACCTACGTTATAAGCAACTGCTTCGATAACATCTTCAATATCATCTTCACAATTTGCTCTACCGCCAGGCACACTAAAACTAGTGAAGTTTGCAAGCATTCTACTTACAGCAACTTCAGCGATAAATCTTTTATTTGCTTCTAACAGTGTTTTTGCATCACCTTGACGATTTCCGACTAAAACTACGTCATCAAGAACACTATATTTGTCAATTTTTGTATAATAGTTTGTTAAAGCTGGTGAACTTGCATATTCAAATACAGTTAATTTATGATGAGAACATGGGAATACATCAGCACCACTATTTGTATAAGTTGCACTTGCAGACTTAAATGGTGCGGTTCTATTACTATCTTTAAATGTAAGTTGCCAGAAATAACATCCACCAGTTACATTAAACATTGCACCTCTACCAGCTGAAGCATCAACAGGTGAAGGAATATATGTTGGTCTACAAATGGTTTTTCTTAGATCAAGACCTACAAGTGATGTACCACGAGGAACAATTACACCACCATTTTCGTCATTAAATCTATAGATGTTCTCCATTAGAGTTTCATCTGTATATGAAGTCTCTACTAAAACACTTGCATTTGATCCATCTCCAGGCCTGTTATCAATTTCATACTCGCCAGGAAATACAATAATCGTGAAAAACTCGAATAAATCAGCACCATATTCTCCGTCTTCATCGCCAGGGCCATTTACCCAAGATTGTTTTGCGGCTTCAAGTAACGCTCTTTGTATAGTTTTAAAGGGTTTGTTTAAGTTTCTACCATTATTTGATAAGGAGTCAGTAGATAAAGTATCATTTGCACTTACATAGATATTTCTAAGACTATTTGTAATATTAATTGAAGAACCTAGATTACCAGTTGGAAGAACTAGTCCAGAAGCATTTACAGTTAATTTTACAGTACCATTCGAGACAAAATCAATTTCTCCATCACCACTACTGAATATACCTGTGTCAGTATCACCATTATAAGCTATAGATGGATTGGAAACACTGCCTTGTGGAACAATGAGTGATTTTCCAGATGCTACTTCTAAGCTGTTGTTTTTAAATGTGACAATCGTAGATCCGTTAAACTTAAATGGTGCATCTGCGCCTGAAGGAAAATTAAATCCATCAGGACCAATACTTAATACTGTAGTTCCATTTGATGTAAAATCAGTATAACCAGCGTTACTACTATAAAGTCCAGTATCTTCATCATTCTGCCAAGATATGGAGGGATCTCCTGTAAGACCTCCAGACAAAACAATTTCAACTCCCTTCGCTATGCCACGAGTTGTTACTTGAGTTAGAGCCATGTTTGATAAAACCCGTTAAAATTGCGTTATTTCTAATCAAAAACTATTTATAACGTAGGAGACTCCTTTATTTTTTCATTAGCATTAGCTGCTGCTTCTTGAAAATCCTCATAATCAAATAATTTGAAGGATTTACCTGTTATGTGGTTATGTACGAAAATACGATTACCCCAAGCAACTGGTGTAAAACTAATACTATAGTATCCCGAATTTATATCATATATTGGAACTGGAGCGCCAGCATCCAAAGTTTTTTGTTGAATTTCTTTTTGTGTTTCGTTAAATTCTTCGCTTTTTAATTGTTCTTCAACAATCAATTTATTCTGTTCATCTATCCAATCAAGGAATTTACTCTCTAAATCAGCATCTAGAGCAAAGGTCATTCCTGTCACATCAGCGGTTTGTGTCATTTCAAAAATAAAGTGAATCTTTGTTATTTATAGAAAAAGGCTGGGCGTCATTTTGGCCCAGAATTTTTTTCTCGACTTTTTGGTAATCAAAAGCCGAATTTCGCCTCAGAATACATACTCAACTTTTTCTGGATGATCTTCCAGTGTTTCATTAACGAAGTTACACATCTTAGTGAAGTCATCTGAGTCTGCTTCAATCAGTTGTACTAATTCGCCTCCATCACCGTACAAGTTGATAGTTCTGGATGCAATATCTATTTTAATTTTTACTAGCTGGCAATCAGCTGGAATATCATTGATATTCATAGTTATTCTACTTCTATAATCAGAGTAACATAGAACATAATAGGTGTCAAGTTTATGCCACGAAGTGAGGCCCACCAGCAAAATTACAATTCAGTGCCGCTTCAGTGTTCACTTTGATTGCAGCAACGTTCTCAACGTTTGCACCACCAGTATTTTTAGCAAATATACCTAAACCATTTCTTATCTTAGCACCTAAATTATTCTCACTTTTTACACCAACTTCTGTTTCTTGTCCAGCACCCACCAATGTTCTGTTTGTTGCACCAACAGTAGTCTCAGTTTCAGCACCAACTTTCATGTTTGTAGTCTTACCAATAACCAAATGAGTATCAGTACCAGCTGCAAACTTACCAGTTTGTCCAAGATTAAATTTAAGATCAGATAAACCAGCGAGTCTTAACTTATTCAATAGAATAAATTCATTATGGAATGTAGAAATGTTATTGATTGATCCAGTTGCAACAGTATTCATTTCTGTACAGAAGTGAGAAACAGTAGGAGCAAACATATCAATCTGTCCTGATCCAGAGATACCAACTTTAGAACCAGCAATCGCTAATCCATTTGCAGCAGATAGTTCTGAGTCATTCTCATAGATTGTTTCATGTTCACCATTGTATGTAACTTTACTTTCTCTGTTTGCAAAGACATTGTATTGTCCACGAACTTCTAAATGATAGTTACCGCCAACTTTTAAATGATAATCTCCACCTACATCTACGATCTGTGATCCTTTAATATATACTCTTTCATCTTTAATAGTAACTTCTGTCTTAGTATTACTGTTAGTAATTTTTACATCACCATTATCTTGAATATCAATACCTGATTTACTTGGGCCATGTGCAATCACAACTCTAGTAGATCCAGGCGTATCATCTTGAATGAAAACATGACCAGATTCAGATGATTGTACAAACATCTTTGAATATTCTGGAGACCATCGGCCTGGAATAGTGCTAGTAATGCTGAGGGAAAACGGACTACAATTATTTGCCGTAATAGGACACGATTCCCAATCAATATTAATAGGACTATCTGTTTTTCTATTACAACCAATTCCTAATAGATTTAAAATGAAAGCAACAATATTACCAACAGTTGCAAGATCAGATAAATTTGATAAATTTTTTATATTACCTACTGCTTTAATTAAATTCTGAATTGAATCAACAATGTCTAATATTTGATTTGCAACCTCTACTAACTGAAATATAGAACCAAAGATTTGATTGATACAATTCTCTGCAAAATTAAGAAAGTCAATTGCTTTTTGTGCAAGACTATTCAACATCTTATCAACAAATGCTTCAATGAATCCTTCAATACCACCCATGATGGCATCAACTAAAGCTGAATCAAATGTACAACCAATCTGTCTAAGAACTTGTAGAATGATTTCGGTTACACCTTTTGCAAATAAAGGGATTGGACTAATTGCAGATAAACCAATTAAATTAAGTAACTTTGTTACTTGTTGCATTATAAATGACTTTAGTTTATTAACAATATGCCATATTAAGTTTCTAATCTTATCAAACGCAGTTTGAATTGTCGATTGAATGTCAATAACTTTATCATTAAATTTACCTACAAGTTCTCTAGGTGAATCAGTTTTTGGAAGATATTTTACAGCAGTTCCTTTCTTATGATCTTGATCTTTAGTTTTCTCCATCCCTCTCTTAATGAGAGTCAAACCAAAAGAATTTTTTCCGTTGTAACCAATTACCTCACTACCAATCTTAACTTTACCTCTTGGTGGAAATGTAGATGAATTTGATACAGGAATAAATTGTTCCTCGGCATTTAAATCCTTTGTAAGTCTAGGATTACTAGAATTTGGATCATATATTGTACCAGTTTTAAATATATTTGCTAAATCATTAATGATTGATGATATCTCTTTTGCAACAGTATTTTTTACACTATCTTTACCATCTGCAACTAACTTTGTAGTAACATAACCTGATGGATTTGATTCTGATTCTTCAAATGATGAACTAGCAACATGACTATCTACTACACTTGTTTCAAGATTCTCATCATTAGTTGTAACTGCTGCTAAATTTTGACCAGTCTCACTTGTATCTCCACCTGTATTCGGTTCACTAATATTTGCAGCACCAGGCCTATCAAATGAATTTTGAGATTTAGGTTCGATTACTGCTTTGACCTGACTAAACAGAGTACCCATGACTATGGGTTGTTGATCGTCAGGATGATCTAAGAAAAATCCCATCACGAAACTGCCAGGCTTTAATTGGTTTGCAGAAACACCAACACCACTTACAGCAGCATTGGTGGATGGTTGCATTACAAGAGCCCAAGGAAGATCTGCTGGTTTAGCATCAGGTCTGTGTCTGTTTAAAATGTTAACTTTAACTCTTCCTAGTTTCGCATCTCTATCATCAGCATTTACAACCGTACCTAACCACCAAGAAAAATCTTGATGACCTATAAAAGCTGGTGTTTCAATGGTGGGATTAATAGACATTACTTAATCGTCATAAACTCTACATTCAAATGCATCAGGATGATTGTCGCAATATATTTCTAAATGCTTGTCCTCATGTCTTGTGTGCCAATCATTTATTTTACCTTCATTTGGCTCTACCACATCATCTTTATGATATGTTTCATAATCAGCATGAACTTCTTCTAATTCAGATTTTTTATACTCTAGCATACCATGATTGATATGTTCTTTATCATCTTTAGGGTCAAGATAAACCTCATGACTTAGATCGTGTTTGATTTCAGGCATAGTTTTTGCTCCTATTTATTACCTAAGTTTACTTGTCTTCTAGTAGATTCACTGTCAGGTAAAGATGTACCTCCATATGAATCTCTAGTTAATGTTACTTTGGTATTTAACTTATCTCTATTTAGGGTGTGATGGACAGAGTTAACCAAGTAACGACCACTCATTCGTTTGTCTTCTTTAACATTGCCATTTTCTACGTTCGGAGATGGTATCGAAACATTGATAATGCTACCAGCACGAAGATCTAAATCGCCTGGAATTGCAATGTCAAGTTTATTATACTCCATAAAGTAAAATCTGTACAGAGCTTTTTCATACATCTTGTTTTTCTGATCAACCCACTCATCCTCAGTGAGTTCTCCTTTCTCTTCTAGGTCTTCCCATTTACCAAATGTATTCACAGTTGTAGGTCGATAGACCATTCTTCCAGAACCTAATGCAAAGTTGACAGGTGCATCAGTTCTGTATGGTTTAAGATCTCCTAGATGAACACTATCATCCCAGAAATCATCAGCAGTTGTTCTAAAAATTCGATAGGATCTTGTATTGATATCAACATAACAGGCATCATGAGCAAAACCTCCAGCTCTTGCATCATTAAAAACATTAAATGCTTTTGGTGATGCATATTTTTTAATTCTACGTTGTGTGTCACTTATTGTAGCATTTGCCTGTGCATAAGCATACTTAATATTGTTTGCTGGATATGGTGTTTGATTAAACAATGTATCTACAGATTTAAAATTATACTGATCAAAACCTTCCCAGAATAAGTATCCAACAGAATCTTTATGTGCTGATGCTACTGTTCTTGGTCTGAACCATGCACAAGTGTCAAAGAATCTCCAGTTTGGTACATACATATCAAATTTATGAAGAGTCTCATCAAAATTTAATTTCTTTTGTGTAATAATATCTAACTTGTCTGTTATAAATTCATGTGCTTTGACACCATCTAATCTTTCTACAATTCTATATGTTTCATTAACTAATGCTTCTCGACTACAACAATGTAAAATGTAGACTTGATTCTTCTCCATCATAGTCCTACCATCTACACTATAGACAACAAACTCTAATGTATATGTGGTCTTAGAAGTTGAGACAACCATCTTAATCTTCTCTTGACCCATGATAGGAAGTTTTTCTATCAAGTTCTCACCAATATCTTGTATCACTACACTACAATATAAACTTGTAGATAGAACACTTTCTTTGAGATTAACTTCAGCAATCAACTCCTTAATATCTATAGCCGATCCAGCATACTCTGAACCTTTTGCCACAGGAGTCAGAGTAATACTCTTTAATTTAAAATCGCCTTCAAATTGTTGTGTCATTTAATTATCTTGTACTGTACTGTTTTCTAAATTTGATGTCTCACTAGTTATCATAGAATTGATGTTGGTATTATTTTGATAAACATCTCCACCATTTATTATCATAGCAGTTTCACCATTACCATTACCAATTTTGTTTTCTAGTATTTGATTTTCACTTCCATTTTTTAAATCATTAGTTCGATCAAAAACTAAATTAGTACCATTAAATTTTGGTGGATCTGAATGATGAAATAAAAGTTCATCTCCGTCATAATGTTTTACTGCTGTTGTACCATTAAGACCTCTATTTACATGTAGTCTTAAAATGTTGTATTTAGCAGTTTTACTACCCTCTTCTCTCATTTCAGCTTTAATCACTTTCATTAACTCATCTTTAATTGAAACAAAATCTCCTGCTTTAATCTTGTTTATTTGATATCCTCGAATATCGAAGTAAGTATCATCTGCTTCTATATGATCATATTCTATCACTATATTTTTTGTTTCAAGTTGTCTTTTCTGGAGTTGCCATTTTCTCATCTCAGTGGCTACTGCTTCTCTTAAACCCTCTTCATCACCTTCATACTTTTTCGCTAAATCTTTTATGAGTTGTGCTCTTTTCTTTTCATATGCATCTGGAGGTAAAGCTTTTCTATCTGGATTTGTTAGAAATGCTAGTAATCTAGCACTTAAAAATTCACCGATCAAACCACCGATAAATCCACCAAGAAGTGTTCCGATGCCAGGAAGAAGCAATGTACCTATACCAGCACCTATCCATTGACCTAAACCAAAACCTAAAGCTTTAACAACTGCTGCATCCCAATCATCACCAAAAGCTCTGTTGATAGCTATGCTAAGAAAAGGACCTACAAGAGGAACATTTTTAATAGCAGATTTAAAAGGTTTTGCTAAAACTTTCAATACTTTAGAAACTTGTTTACCAATTGTTCCTTTGTTATTTTTAGCTAAAAGTAATAATCTTTTTGCAATTGCTGTTATGACATTGTTACCCTTTAAAAAATTAGTTCCCTTTATGGTAATCTTTTTTAAAATTTGCGAGAGTAATTCTTTTGTTTTAGGAAATTGAAATACTTTGGTAAATTTTAATTTAATTGCACTTATTACTTTTGCAGTTTTTGGAAACATAAACCTCAAACCTCTTCCAAGTCCTTGTCTCTGCCACTTTGTAAAAAATATTTTTAATTTTCTAAAATTTCTAGGACCACTTTTAATTAATTTAAATGCATCCTTAACTGCCTTTAATGGATTCAATGTATAGTATATTCCAATAGCACCAACTGACATCTGGAAAAATCCTACAAATCTTTCTAGTAAAGTAGAATCTTCTTTAACCATTTTGTAAAATCCAGTAAAGAAGTTATCAACAGATCCAGTAACAAACCAATCAATAAATTTAAGAACTGATTTTAAACCTGATACTATTCCTTCTAATGTAGATTGATTTGCTGGATTAGCAATCCAATTTAATGCAAGGAAACCTAAAAGATCTCCTATAGCACCAAACAAATTACCTCCTAACTTTGCAGCACTTTGCTTTATACCACTACCAACTCCACTTAAGAAAGAAGTTTGTTCTTGTTTATCCTCTTCATTTCTTGATTTTTCTTTTCTCTTTTGTCTATCAATTAATCTAAAATATTTTGCTTCTAATTTATCTCTTTGTCTTCTCTTTCTCATTAAAAGAAGAGCAGATCTTCTCATCGATCTACCAGCATCTACAGATTTTTCTGTAACAGTTTCACCACTCATGAGTGGTTTACTTAGAGCAGAGGATTGATTTCCTTTATAGAGAGTAATAGCAGATGTAATTGCCATTAGTATCTAACTCCATAAAGACATTGGTTTATTGGTGGTTCACAATTACCTAAAGAATCACTATCAAAAGCAGTCTGTTCTGCATTGGAAGTGAAGTGTGATCCTTGTTCATGGATAACAACTTTTCCATCACCACCTCCCATTAAAATATTATTACTTACAATTTGAGCAACAGATAGTCTAGTGCCAGTTTCATTTGCCAAACTTGGAACTACAAGACCTCCCATCTCAAATTTTGGAGCAACTGTAACTTGTGGTTGCGAAGTAATATTTTTAATAAGATTTCCAGAATTAAATGTTGGTGCAACGAAACCTCCAGTTTTGTAAGATGGTCTGGGTAGAGAAGGAACACCACCACCTCCTCTAGCAGGAAAAGCACCAAAGTTCATAGAGTCAAGAAAACCTGGCATAGTTCTTTCAATACCAGCAGTTGCATTTCTGTTTAAAACATACTCTCCGCCTTCAGCTTCAATTGGTACTCCACCGCCACTATGTCTAGGGCCACTTAAGAGTCCACCCTTCTCCATCTGCTCCGAATTGTTTTGATTACTATCATTATCAGAAAATAATTCTTTATCATCTACCTCAGATTCATCATCTGAGAATCCAAATAATTGTTTTACTTTAGTAAATACACCTGAGACTACTTGAGTAAAAAGTTCTGGTAAATCATTTGTAAGAAAATTAGTCAAAGGTGAAAAGAAATCAGATAGTTGTGTTCCTATTTCACTAAACATATTTGGCAAATCTTCTGTAAAAAAGAGATTTATATCTTCAAATAATTTTGGTATACCCTCAGTAAATATTTTTGTTATACTTTCAAAAGACTCTTGTATTCCTTCTACATCTAACCATTCAAAACTAAAGAACTCTCCAATTTTATTAATAGTATCTTTAACAATTTGTACTCCCTCTTTTAATTTATCTACTGTCCAGTTAATTCCAGTACCAATTGCTTTTGCAACTTTACCAACAAACTCAATTACTCCCGAAAAGAAATTAACAAAGGTTGTAACTTTGACAAGATTTGCTGGATCTGATAACCATTCTAGTAACTTAAATCCTACAAATACTTTTCCAAATTGCATTAAGAAATCAAATATACCACCAGCTTTCTTCTTAATACCTTTCATCAAACCACTATCTTTCTTTCTTCTACCTTTTACTTTACCTCTTTCTTGTTTCTTTTCTTCTGCTTCTGCTGCATCCGTATCTATTTCTCTTGATGTTCCTAAAATTCTATCATGTAATCGATCAATTGCATTGTTCTCAAGAACCAATAACTTCTCCAGATATTGTGTTACTTTTGCTAAATGATCTGTTAGTTTTCCAGTTGCACCTCCACTATCTGATTCTCCAGCTGGTAATGCAAGTCTAGCAGCAGTAGGTGTTTTCTTTACTGATTGTGTACCTAATGTAAATCCTTTAAATCTTGCTTTTCTTTCTTCTGGTGAAAGATATTCACCCTTCTCACCAACTCCCATGACTCTTGCTTGATAGTCAGCAGAAGTCTTACCAGTCATACCCTTCATGAACTTTTGAAGGCCACCACTTTTATTCCCAATGTTATTCATGGATGATGCTGAATTTAGGAGACCTTTGATCATTGTGACTGGCGGTTTTTAATTTTTTCGTTTTCCTCTTCTATGTAATCAACAAGTTGTTGTACATAAACTTCTCTTTCCCATGGCAACATATTCTCAAGTGTTTCAAGACTCCATTTATGGTGTTGAACCATTACAAAATTAGTTCGATAGTAATTCTCTAATGATTCATGGGCCAACACTAGTCGAAAAAACTTGAGAGACCCTCAATTACTACTTCAGATTCAACATTTGTTTTTGGATTAAGAACTTTAATCGTATGACTTAGTTTAGGCATAGTCTCAAAGAAATCTTGTATCTTCTGAAATTGTTGTGTGTCAAATGTTTCTACAAACTCTAGCATTTCTTTCTTAGAGAAACTCTTTGCTTCTAGAACATCTTCTCCTTCAACAACTTGAGATATACAATCAATTGTCATGTCAAATATGGTATCAACTTTCTGTTGATTCTCACCTGTAATATTATTTTTCACAAACATTTCCATGCTTGGATACTTCATAACAATTCCAACTTGATCAGTGAGTTGAATTACTGGATCATGTTTGTCAGACTTTTGAATTTTGACATTTTCAACATTGACAGCAACTTCAACTTCTGTTACTTCATCATCAGGACATACAACATTCAATTTTATCTCTTCACCTACAGATTTACCTCTGATATTTAGGAAAAGATATTCAATATCAAATACAGCAAGTTTGTCTACACTAATACCTCTAGTAAGAATACAATTCTTAAGGATTTGTTTGACAGCATTCTGCATTTCCTTCTCATCTTCTGACTCCATAGCGATAAGAAGTATTTTTTCTTCCTTCACAAGAAAAGGTCTATACTTAACTTTTCTATTGGAAGATGGTAATGTCAACTCATAGGTTGGCGTGTTTAACTTTGGTAATGGCATTATAACAATAATATATTATAAAAATATTTATACGAGTTTTTTAAAGTTATGCAAAAAGACCCTCTGTTGAGAACGGTTCGAGTGCTGATTCTCCGTCAGCATCATCTTTTCTTCGAGTTCCAGTAGGTCTAATTGTCTCATATTCAAACTCAATTGATAGTTGAGTCATAGATGATGACTCATTACCTAGTGGTGTAGCGGATATATTTGAAGGAAAAGCATTTATTATTTTAACAGCATGCACTGGAACTGACTTAAAGAAACCAGTTACACCACCGATCTTGTCAGGAATAATTTCCTTCGTCATCATTCTTTTTGACAATGCATTGAATCTTAGTTTGTTTAAATTCATAAGAGATGAATTAGCTTTTTCATATTTCAGTATAGTAATATCAGAAACATAATCATCTTTGTACTTAGTTCTTAAAGTACCATTATCTCTTGCCCATCTAGAATATGGATAGATTGTGTCAGTCCATACATCAAATACTTGTCGAATCAATGAACCAGAATCTAACATGAATGTCATGGAAAATGTATTGAATACTGTACCATAGGCATATTTTAACTGAGGTGTATTAGTAATTCGATACTCACTTGTAGACATATTTACGCCAGGCATCGTAGCTTCATTTGTATATAATTTCATTAGTTCCATCATCTGTCCTAGACCAGCACTACCATCAGCTAATCTAAACTTACCTTGAAGCACCTCAAACAATTTACTACTACCACCAACATCTATCTGAACATCATAAAGGTTCGCCATACTGAAACCATAAGTTTGAAACTTAGATTTAAATTCATTTAAGTTTGATAGTGTCATTGTTTAGCCCCATTCCAGACAGCAAGTTTACTTAATCCACCAAAATCTTCTACAGGTAAGAAAGAAGCAGTCTTATAATCATCACTATTTATCACAAACATCGGTGTTTCTAGTCCTTCCGTCAAATAACTATGAAAAGCCCTCTTATCTATCTTTGGCAGAACTCCACTTTGTAATACAGTTGCTGTATATAATCTATCTCTCAAGTTTAGATAATGTAAGTTATATCCTTTAAACTGTAGTCCTCCCTGTGTTACATACACTAAAGGAAATCTATCATAAAAATTTAATCTCTCTGCATAAACTGCCCTATACTCAAACAAATAGAGTGAGCCTGGACTTGGTACAAGAGTCTCTTCTAACTCAGCAAGATCAGCAAACAAATCACTTTGTTTGAAAATTGTTCTCACCGTGTTCCGATACCACTCGTAGGAACGTGGTTCATCTCCTGTTGCTTCTTGAACTAAACTAAAAACACTCATACCTTAAGTTCGTCTTCTGTGATAATTTTAAACTGCCATCGTCTATCTAAACAAAATTGATTTGCAGCCTCCCATTTTGCTTGGTTCTTTGCATACTCAGTTACCTCATAGATATATTTTTTTGTTTGTCTCTTTTGTTTTGTTGGCGGTTTTGTTTGTCTTTTTGGTTTCACTTCAATCAAGTATTTTTTGGTAGTACCATTTGATTCCTTGATATGCATATAAAAATCTGGAAAGTATCTATGTACTCGATTATCTAATGGAGATCTGTATGGAATTACAACCTCTTCACTGCCCCACTCTAAAATATTAGGATTGGAATCACAATATTTCATGAATTTGAGTTCCCAAGATGATCGAAAAATAATGTTACGATAATCACCTCTGTACTTCCTAATGTTCCTTGGTGTAAATCTGCCTTTCAAAGTATTCATATATAGCTATAGAGAAATAGCGGTCTTCCTAGTATTTATGGCCTCAAAATCATACACTGTTCCATCGGAACTAAGCAATCTAACGACATTCGATCAAAATAATTCATCTGGTACATACGCATCATATGGACAGTTAAGGTGGCCGTTGGCAGAACAACATGACTTTTTACAAATAGATGTAGTAGAATTTCAAAAGACAGGAGATCAACAGTTTACAGTAACACAAAGTAATACAACTGATGGACAAGTTACTGAAGCTTCTGGTGAAAGTGCTATTGAATTTGATTCAGTTACTACTATTGCAGATGGTACGTTTCTTAGTAATACACAATCAAAAACTAAAGCAAACGTTAAAGAAAGAGTTTTATTACCCATACCAGCAAATGTAAACTATCAAGACAATCCAAAATATAATGAAGGATCTGGTATAGCAGGTAAAATTCTACCATCATTGGCAAAACAAATTGCAAATGACGCTTCAGCATCAAATATTGCATCTACACTTCAAGCAGCTGCATCTGCTGGTTCTCAAGGAATCGTAATGAGTATATTAGATAAACTGCCTGGTTTAGGTGGTGGTGCAGCACAGTTTACACAAAATGGTTTTGGTAAAATTTTAAATCCATATGTTGAACAGGTATTTGGTGGAGTTGGAATGAGAACTTTTAAATTTGATTGGAAGTTAGTTCCAAGAAATGATGCAGAAACGAGAGCAATTAAAAATATTCTTCAAGTTTTAAGAGGAAGATCATTACCAGATTATGCTGCTAAACTAGGACTTTCAGCAAATGCTGGCGCTCTTGACTCTGGAAATATTTCTGATCGTTGGTTAACTGTTCCTCATGTGTTTAGATTACATTGGAAGAATGGAGATAATGGTCAAAGAATTGATTCTCTTCCTAAAATTAAACCATGCGTTATGACAGATGTACAAATTAATTATACTCCAGATAATATATGGGCAACTTATGAAGGAGCAAATCCAGTTGCTTATGATATGACTCTAGGATTTACTGAGACTGAAATCATTACATCACAAGAAGTACTTGCTCTAGGATATTAAAATGTTCTTCGATTCACAACCAAATTTTTTATACCCAGATTTTAAGATTAAAGATAACTATAAGGTATCTAAAAATTTCTTTCGTAGAGTAAGAAATAGAGATAACTTTAATAGTATTTTTTCTTCTTCACTTCCATATACTGTTACGCCAGGCGAAACTGTAGAGGAAGTTGCATATAAAAAGTATAATGATTCAAAATGGTATTGGACAATTTTATTAATGAATAATATTATTGATATCCGTAGAGAATGGCCTCTTTCATCAAATGAATTAGAAGATTATATGAATAGTAAATATGGATCTGCAATAGATAATCCTAGACATTGGGAAACAAATAAAGTTACTGATAATACTTTAGGTGTAGTGTTAGAACAAGGTGTAATTGTAGAATACTATGAAGGAACTACTGCTCAACAAGCATCAAACTATTATCCATCATGGAATTTTAAATACTTTACTCAATCTGGTGGTAGTCCAAATACTCAAGTAGTAAATACTGTTCCTGCTACAACAGGACTAACTAAGATTACAAATAGAGAATGGGAATATCAAGAGAATGAAAAGAAGAGAGAAATTATTTGTCCTAAACAGCAATACTTATCTGTATTTGAAGATGAATTAGAATCTCTATTGAAGTATGATACAAAATATAAAATTACTAAAGGTGGTTTAAGAATATCAGAACCATATCAAAGATAAACAAAAACCTTTTAGACAAAAAAATGCCCCGAAAATTTTTTCGAGGCTTTTTTTATTGAATTTTGAAATTCGTATTACTCTTCTGCGAGTCTTGAGAAGTATGACATTACATCTTCCTCTTCCTCATCAACACGAGGAGCAGGAGGTTCAACTGTTGCTGAAACAGATGGTATAGGCCCACGACCTTCACTCTCATCTTCAAGATCTTCATCAGGTATTGGTGATACCTTCTTCTTGGCAGAAAGAACTGTGTTCATTCTCTTCTCAAGTTCTTCATATGTTTTGAAGTTCTTAGCATCAGTAAATGCTGTAAGAGAATGTTCTGATTTGTAGATAGCTTCTAATTCAGCATCATCAAAGTCTCCAAGAGTTGATACTTTATCAAACTCAGACTTATCATAATTCCAATAACCATCTAACTTACGAATCTTTAACTTAAAGTTAGCACCTTTCCAGAAATCAAATGGATTGATAGGAGTCTCATCAGCAAATGCTGGTTGCATAGCTTCAACAATCTTATCATGGATTTTCTTTCCATACTTATACAAGAATACTTTACCTTCGTTCTCAGGATGTAAAGGATCTTGAACAACATATATGTTACTGTAATAAGATAACTTACGTTTTTGTTTACGAGCAGTTTCCTTATCACGATCAGATCCAGAGTTCCATAATTGACGATTTAAATCACCAACAGGATCGGACTTGTTAATAGTTGTTAATGAGTTTTCAATATACCAACCGCCAGGACCTTGGAAAGCATGACTAAACAGTTTTGCCCAAGGAAGATCTTCATCATTAGGTGCTGGTAAAAATCTGATTACAGCGTAACCATTACCACTTTTATCCATCTCAGGTTTCCAAAGATTATCATCTTTGGCATTTGATTCGCCAGATGAAACCTTTTCTAGTTCCTTAGTTAATTTTTGAAAAGCAGAAGCAGAATCTCGCTTCAGTGCAGAAAAAGACATGTGTGTTCTCCGTATTTTTTAGTATTTGGCTTACTTTTTTTATTGTAACATAGTTATTGGTATTTGTCAATCATCTAATAACTCTAATGCTCTTTCAACATCTGCCTGCATAGAAACAAAACACTCATCGATATCACCGTTAGTATATCCTAATAGTCTTGCAGATTGTTTTAAGTATTGTATAAATTCAAAAGCATCATCGTCCTCAGAATATTTTGCACGAAAGTATAAAACCTTTTGTAGTTCTATAACTCTACCAACTTTTTCTAAGTATTCTTTTTTTTCTTCATTGTCTAGTGTCATACCTCTAGAAGATAAATCAACCAGTCTTTGATAGATTTCAAATAACTGTACTGATTCAGCTCTAATGATAGGATTATCAAAAAATGCCATGTTCTATGCTAATTTTTTTAACAGGATACATTTATATTTATCACGATCTATTTGAAGGAATGGTTCGTATTTCACAACCTGTTTTTTTGTATCAGGCCATACTACAGGTTCTATAATTTGTTTATCAAAGTCAGGAATAAACTTTAAAAGTTTATTTAAAATGACTAATGTTTCCAATGTAATTCTATCTCCATAATATGATTGCAATAAGATAGGATGATTGCCAGATTTACATTCAAATACTTTTTCAAACTTAGAAATATCTAATAGATAATCTATATCATTCTCAAACATAAATGACATACTTTGAATCTTTTTCTTCCAGTCAGTATATACTTTAGAACCATGTACTGATATATCGCCAATCCATGTGTTGTTATTGTTTATAAAGTATGATACAAAATATTCTACAACTGTATCATGATCAAACTTTGCAGCTAATTTCTTAAAAAAATATCTATCTTTTCTTTTATCAAACGCTGATTGAGATGCCCTAGATTTACCATTAAAGGTAAAGTAGTTATACTTATCTTTAGTGAAATGTAACTTTAATGCTAGGTAAGTTTTGTAGACATCAAAACCTGTCATTACACTTGTGGCAGTTTTGCTCGAGTAGTTCGTTTAATACAATTAAGTCTTTGTGCATCAGCACGAATTTTTTCCTTGAGTGGTTTGGAAATAAGTTTGTTTACTGTAGTCAGTTCAATGTCATGTTCTTCACAATAACAAATCACTGCTTCCATGTAATTCAATTCTCCTTTACAAGCAAGGACGATCTTTTCTATTTCCATTGAAAATTTAGAAGCAGTTAAAAACTTACCATCTAATAAATTTTCGAGTTCATCCTTTTGTTGTTTCATTAAATGCTTTCCAGTCCTTGATGTATTGCATAAGTAATCTAATAAATTTGGACTTGTTGTATTCTTCATAGACTTCACATTCTCCATTTTCACATGACATGATAATTACTAGTTTTTTAACAGTTAAGCCTGTTAGTTCATATAACATACAAGCATAAGCAGCTGCTTGTACAAAGTATCCTTCAATCCATTCTCTAGGTTTTGGTTCTTTTGAAGTCTTGAAGTCTATAATGGATAACTCTCCATTATATTCTGCGATACAATCGACAGTGCCTGCAACACCTAACTGTAAACTATATAGTGGTTTTTCTAGAGCGTATATATTATCAAGATTATTTAAAAAAGGTTTAGATATTTTAAATAAAAAATCTGATAATGGTTGAACTTCTGGAAGTTCCAAATTTTTTAGATAGTATTCAGTAATCGTATGTGTATCAGTGCCACGACTTGCAGCACGTCTAGAAATTTTGTTTGCTTCTGCTGCACCAACTTTACGGCGCCATTCTGCAATTGACTTTCTAGATTTGTGGGAAGTAATAGATGTTATAGATGGAAGTTTTTGATCTCCAACTTTATAATATCTTGTACCTTTAACGTTGACTCTTTTCAATGGAGCAACATCTATTTCGCAGTGATTAAACATTAAAGTCCAGCATTAATCTTGGCTATAAGATAACTTCTGATTAATCCAGAGCGAACGATATCTGGTATACCAAATTCAGTTACACCAAACTCTTCCATGTTTCTTATGATACCAAGGAAATTGTACACGCCATTCCTTTCATTAGTCTTCACTAAATCAGATTGTAGAGCATCACCGCAGAACATAATTTTAGTATCTTCTCCAACTCTTGTCATTATACTATCTAATTCATGAAAATTCAAGTTTTGACATTCATCAACTATAACAATTGATCTATCTAATGTTGTTCCACGAATGAAACTTGTAGACCAAAATGAAATAGTATCTTGTACCTTTAAATTGTTATAAAGATTTTCAAATGAATCATCATCTGGCATCTCAAACATATATTGTACCATCTGTTTGTATGGTATCTGATATAAGAATGACTTATCTTCATGATCGCCAGGCAAGAAACCAATCTCTCTTGTAGCAACAAGAGATCTTACGATATAGATTTTATCGTAAGGAGTATGGTCATCAAATACAGCTCTAAGTGCAAGGTATAATGCAACAAATGTTTTACCAGTACCAGCAGCACCATAGAGATATAAATTTTTATCGTTTGCCCAATCAGCAAATACTTTATCTTGAGCTGGAGTCAGAGGTTCAATATCTAAAAGATACTGAGAGTTAATAGGTCTCTTTCTTTTTAATACTTTATCTGGGGTTTCCGCTAAAGATTTCTTCTTTGTTCTTGCCATAATTAGTAAGAATTAGGATCAAATGTGGCGCCTGGATGATGATTTTTAATATTGGTTAAAACATCTTTAAATCCACCATCAACTTTTGCTTTCCAGTGACCTACCTCGCCACATCCAGCAACTCCAGCTTGCCAATCTCTTTGCCAGTCAGGGTTATCTGAGTACCATTGATTAATATCATGAATACTCATTGAGACTTCTTTTTTCTCTCCAGTTTCTTTGTTTACAACAGGATAAATTGCCATAATTAATGAATCTTTACAAAGTTATTTAGTCATAACCAATTCGGTTTTCTGGATGGGTCACGAAGATAATTAGATGCAGCCCAAGGTTTGCTCGATATATAACGTTTGTAAGCAGTAAAAGTGTCAATGCTTGTGTCATATTTAAACCTGTCGGGTCCTGCGAACGCAAAAGATTTAGGATCATGATCTTGTGGTGGAAAAATTTTAACAGCGTGTTCTATGGTACGCTGACAACTATGTATTTTAGAATATCTATGAGTATATTCATAACATAGTGCAAGACCATGTATGATCAACCATGTCCAATTATCTTGTGCCCAGATGGTACAAGGATGATTGCGAATTGCACCTTTAGATGTTTTGTATGGTGTACCATCTAACTTGGGTAAAGAACCGAAGTTATGACCCCATTCTTTAGATGCAACAATAGCAAGCATTTGACAAGTCTCAAGAGGCATCTTAACAATATGTTTATCAGGTAAACATTTTGCAGATGCAACTGCACTTGGATCAGTAACAAAAATATTCATTTGAAATTGAATAGGAAATCATTAACAAGACTTTCTGCTTTTTCTTGACCGAACTTACCTTTTAGATATCCACCTACAGGATCGAGTCTAGTCATATAAGCATCAAAGTCTTTGTACACACTTGTGTCGTTGTGTTTTGGTTTCTCTAATTGTAACATATTTTTGTACTTAGTCAAGTAATGCTTAAATGTAGATACATAAGCATCGACTTCTTCCATCTTACAATATCTAACAAATATATTTTCTGAAAAATGATTACCCATTTCAAAAAATCTATATTCTTTTTCTGCTTTTGGTAGATCATCAAAAGAAAGTAAATGATTTTCTACAGGATGTTGGAAATCAAATACTACGATCACTCTCTTCTCATTAAACGCCATCAAATCCATACCAAAACAAGGCAGATTACTGCCTGTCTTTGGATACAAAATATTATTATAGATACATGAGTTATCAGACCATATCTCAACTTCTCTTGATTTAATGAGATGTTTATTTGTATATGTTTTTGCTACAAGATGAGTTCCTTTACCTTCCCATGTAGCCCATGTTTCTTTTTCTTTTAATTTGATAGCATTGTTCAATGCATTTTTATATTCTTTCCAAAGATTCATAATTAATATTCCAAAGGTCGGTCTTGAGATTTATACATATCGATCATTTCCTGATCGTTATCTGGTCTATCTTCCACTCTCCGATGTTTAACATACTTTAAATTTTTCCATTGATGTTCATAACATAATAACAAAACATGAATCATTTTGTGAGGATCATTTTTAGCATAGTTACAATATGGTTTAGGTTTTACTCCTATTTCGATTGTAATATATCTTGAAGGAGTTCTCCATCCTTTTTTTGGTTCTGAAGGTTCTGCTTTAAAATAAACCCATCCTTCATGTTTCATTCCTAGATCCGTAGTCCAGATGACATAATCATCTACTTGTGGGTCATAGTGTTCCATCCTAAAGCCTCACTTACAATTGGGAACTCTCCTACAAATATACATTGAACTGCTCTCGCAACATCCATATGTTCTTTCTGTGTACCATGAGCAGAACGTAAGTCTATGTAATGTATCCATGAACGAACACTACCTGTCATGTAAATTCTGGTTGGTGTAGCAAGTGGTAAGACAAATCTAGCACATTCTTTTGCAATACCAGAAGCAAGAAGTTCATTATAAAGATCCATTGCTTCAACAAAATGTTCAGCAATTTTATATTGAAGATCTGCTTTCTTGTTCTTCGGTACGTCATCTGTACTATTCTGTCGATTCTTATAGTCCTGATGTCGAAGATCAAACATAGGAATCTCTTCTGCTAACAAATTAGTGTCAGCATATCTTTGACTAAACTCTTGAAATGTAAAACTACGATGTCGTAATATTTGAGCAGCAAGACCTCTGGTGGTATTAATCTCCACCGTCATGTGTGCTTGTTCAAAAACTGACCAGTGACCGTGCTTTATGCAGTAACCTAATAAACCACTGACGTTTGGATTTTCTTGGTTCTTGGGGTTGCTGACTCTCGCTACATACCCCATCGTTTCTTCTGCCTTTGGAGTCACGCTTACCAGATTCACTTGATTCATACTTCTTTAATAGTTTGATTCTGTTTTGTATAAGTTTAGCATATTGAACGTCCGCTTTGGAATATAAATGAGGACGTTCTTTATAATTTTTTATTAACTTCTTTGCGGCCTTTTTATCTTTCATTTTCTTTTCTTAGGAGGCGGTGCCTCTTTTTTAGTTTGCCATAAATGAGGAGCAATTCTTCCTTCGGATTGTTTCATCCATTGGAAACCTTTTTTATATTTGTCATAGTAATGATCAAATAATTCTACTTGAGTACCAGCAACTGCGAGGTCGTGATGAAGTGTTCCTGTATTATCTTTTTCATAACAAACTAAGTAAGCGGTATAAGGTAATTTCTTATCTTGTGCTAACTTAGGATCACAATCTTCATGAAGTATTTTCATGATCTATTACCCCACTGTATGTCAGGGTATGCTTCATCTACACATGCTTTTGTAATCTTATATTTTTTTTGAAGTTTACGATCCTTAATTAAACAAATTAAAGATGCTTCATCGGCATGTAAACCTTCAAGCATTTGAACAAACATTCTTTCTCTTGTAGGTCTATTCAAAGTATCATTACCACCTTTTACAAAGTGATATAAATTACGATACTCTTGTAAGAGTCTTGTATGTTCAGTACCAGCTGGTGCATCATTAGGTGTAAATGGTACTTCACCTTCTGGAACCATACTAATAACACTACTATCGTAGTTCCATATTAAAACTGATGTTAAAGCATCTGTACGAAGTTGCTTTAATATTTCAATTTTTTTTGATTTTGTTTTTGCATTAGATACTTTCTGTAAGACTTCAGAAAGTAACATTTGGTTTTTGTCTAAATCGGCCATTTTAAAAGTCCTCCAAGTTATTCATTAAAGACACCAATTTGTGTTCGACAAAATAGTCAACAGACAACTTTGTTTTATCGTTACTATTTAACGATGTAAATTCATTAAGAATTTGAGATCTTAAATCATTTGGAATACATTCCAAATCTATAAGAGTCTTATTCCTTTCATAGTTATCAAGCTTTTCCTTAGTATTACAGAACACAGATGGATCAGCATAGATCCATTTCTCTAAGTTCTTTTTACTAATAGGTCGTTGCCTTTTATTTGTCACAAATGTATCACCAGCAGATAAGAAGTTTGGTATTCCATCACTTCTGTCTCCTTTGATAATATGTTCTGCAATATATTCTGTAGGATTAAAATCTGCTACAAAAGTTTTTTGCAAAGGATTATACTGAGTTACAGTATTAAATTTTTTTAGTTGAATAAAATCTTTATCTCCCGATAAAATAAGAATCTTATCTTGGGGATATGTTTGGTGTAGATGCTTACATAAAACACTGATAATATCATCTGCTTCAGCACCATCTACCTCCATCACAATATAAGGAAGGTTGTTCCTTATCTCATCACGAATTTTATTCAAGATTTCAAAGATAGCATTCCAATCATGATTAGATTTCTCTCTATCTTTTTTTCTATTCTGTTTATAGTAGGGAAAATAATCCTTCCTCCAATAGTGTTTACTATCGTAGCAAAGAATCATATCGCCATAGTCTTCTCTAAATTTTCTATTGTAAGATTTTAGAGAGTTCAATACCATGTGACGAACTAGATTTTCATCAAGTTTTTCACCAACTTTTATTTGCATCATCAGATTACTGATCATGCATTGGTTCATATCAACGAGAATCATTACCAAGTTTTAGCGTGAGTGTTTACATCACCTTCAACGTGATTGTGATCTATCTCGTCAATGTGAGCGTGTTCAATATTGAAGTGCTCTAGTGCATTGGCAATTCTTTCTAAGGAATTTGCAATGCGAGAGAAGTCAATGTCATTCATAATTACTCTTCTTCGAGTTCCTCTTCCTCTTCTGGTCTATCAAACATTACTGTTAAAAGTTCTGTCCGATCTACAGTACCATCCTCATTTAACATCTCAGGATGAGATATAGCTTTTGCATATGCAGCATTATCAATATAAGAATCTACATAGTCTTTAACTATCCAGCTTACAAGTGCTCCTATAAAAAAAGCTCCTATTGTCAATAGTACAACTATTGTCGTTAAATCAATCATGGCGTACCCCAATCTGTAGTTATTTAGAGAGGAGAAGATATTTCCTAATCAGTATAACATATCAATATGATGATGTCAATCCTTTCTTTTTATTTCCATGTCATCTAAACCTTTAACTTCAGATGGCGTGGTAGTAATAATAGTAGTAGGTTTGTCTTCCTTCTCCCATGTTTCTACTATATTTTTTGCTTGTATATCAACATCTCTCATTGTATTTTCTATCTTAATATCTATCCACTTCTGTTTTAACCATTTTATTACAGCTAATAAGAAAGGTTGAATCGCTGGGTGTTGTTTCCACGCCCACATAGTAGCATGTTGATACCATGCAATGTTACCTTTACCAGTTAGAAATGTCTTTTCAAATTTAATTTTCAAATTTAATCACGTTGCCTCCAATCGTCTGATCGTTTGTCATTATGAAACCAATCCGCTATATCATCTGCTCCGCTGAAACCCTTTTTATGTTTCCTTGAATCCGAGTTTCCTATATCCAAGTATTTAAGAAAAGTTGAATCATCATCCGTTGCTAATCTTCTTGCTGAAGAAATCATACCTCTTGCGGATGTATTTCTTTTGGACAACTTCTCTGCCCATATCATATCATCTAAACTTACTTCTTGATTTGCTGCAATTGCTCTACAGATTCCTTCTAAACGAAGGCGATATGCGGTTGATAACATAGATTAATGTATAGTATTAGTACTAATTATACTTCAACCAATCTCTTATCACGAAGGAAAGTTATGGTATCCATACATCCACCAAGCGTAATTCTTTTTCCATCTGGATGCTTATCTACTTGTACTTGTGGGAACATTGATCCTTCGCCAAATACTTCATAGAACTGATCTTTTGTAAACTCTCTATCTAACTTATATACAACGTATCTTTGATTTGCTATTTCTAATAATTCTATAATCTTGTCGCAATAAGGGCAACCATCCTTTGAAAAAACTGTAAAATCCATTTACGTCTTATAAAGAATTATTTATCATATGTTAAAGATGTAACGATGATAGCAAGAGTTCCTCCCGCTACCACAGTTACAAATAATGAAGGAGTAAAATGATGTAGTACAGTAGTCATTCGATTTTTGTTACATTCTGTAATATTTATATCATTCCCCTAGTGTATGAATAACTGGCTTTTCTTTCATTAGTATTTTATATAACATATGATTCTCTGCACATGATACAGGTGTAAACTCCTCTGATGAATTAAATCCTTTATATCTTTTTGCTTGATTAATTACAATCGAACCATTCTCTCCTGATATAGATCTATGATAAGTTTTCTTAGGTATGACTAAGGCACCACTCGCACGATTAAGATGCACAATATGATAAGGATACTTCCATGTAAAGTTTACAAGTTCAAAAGTTCTCTCCCCTTGTACAACTCTATTATAATCATCTTGAAACTCATGTATATAAAACTGTTTAGCACCAACAGCATCGTCTGGTGGTGATATAGCAGGCCCTGTATGCACTACAAGGTCAGATGCATTTGATTCCTCTACGGATATGTCATAAAAAATAACATCGGATGTCTCTCTAAAGACTCTATGTTTTTTAAATTCTACGTCACTCATGTTTAAATCTTAGCATAAAAAAAGACCCCTACTATGTAGAGGTCTTGGGTAGTTCCGATTGTAGAGACCGCACGAAGGGTCTCAATCATATTTAGAATGAAATATGATTTCAGAATGTGAACTTAACACCAGCCTTTGCAGACCAATCGATATCGTCTTCAGCAGTTACTCCAGAGATTTCTCCGTAGAACTTATCGTAAGATCCACCAAGGTATCCGATTAACTCAACGTCACCGAAGTCATCTGTTGACTCTGTATGAGTTACAGTTGGGCCACCAGAAACGTACCAACCGATTCCGTTAGGTGTTTCGCCTTCGTATCCTACTACTGCTTCAAGACCACCAGATGAATATGCACCGTCAGGATATGATCCACTTGCTTCCAAATTAACGTATGGACCAGCAAAGGCTGCACCAGCGAATACGAATGGAGATGCTGCTACTGCAGCGATTGTTGATTTTAACATAATAGTTTATTGTTTACTCGCAAGAAAAAATCCCTCTTGCGGATGATAGCATCCCCGACATGGGATACTGTTTGCATACGCAAAGGGTTACGATCTTTCGAGTCCTTTACATTTAGTTGTAAACTGGCACATGTGCCAGTTGATAGTATTTATAGTATCAGACTTTTACTTTTTTGTCAAGTGTACCAATTCTGCAAGTGGCACTTTCTTATAATAGCGCTCATTTAAATCGAAACAGAACTTATAATTCTCAGTGGTGACGTAGTATCCCACGATATTACTGCCGTCACAATCCCATCCATAGGACTTTACTTTTTCTTCTACGCCGTCCAAGCGAAAATTTTTAATGCCTTCTAAGTATGAATGATATCTCTCATCTAAGTTAATCATAGTCCTCTCTTATGTGTTGAAATTATAACATACTATCTATAGAATATGTAATTTCTTAAGATCTATTTAATGTTTAGGTTTAATTTTTATAAACGCCCCATCATGTTCATTTGAGTCAATAGAAAATTCTAAGCGTACAGTGTGATCCCAACATAACTCCTCATAAAGAGCATTGAGTCGTTCCATATCTTCATAAAGATCATTGATATGCTCATCAAATTCTTCTATCATAGTATTAAATTGTTAATTGTATAGGACTATCTAGGCAAATGCAAGACCTGATAGAGCTGGATTCAAAGTGTATATTACTAAAACGCAAATAAAAATTGTTTGATACATTAGATAGGTAAAATTACTTACTATATTATATAGGTATAATTACTTTTTGTCAAGATCGTGTATGTTTTCTGATCCACCAACTGCAAAAGGATTATATTTTGATGTAGCGATTCTATACATCTTTTCATGTATAGTAATTTCCTCTTCTTCTTGAGGTTCAATAGAGCAAGGTGCCGTATCTATTTTTTCTTCTTCTATATTCATAAGATCTAAAGGATTTATTTTATCGTCAAACCAAGGATCATAAGAAAATGCTGATGAATATTCCATAGGTTTTATACTATCTAGGCACCTTGATAAACTGGAGACATTACTCCGCCTTCTGGATCATCGTCATCGTCATCTCCTCTAATTGCTCTGAGGAATAGTTCAAGAAATACTAGGGTTCCTACAGGATAGAAACACCATAGTATTGCTTGGAAGGGTGATATATCATTTATTACAGATAGATCTCCCATTTAAACTAGTACACCTGAGAGTGTACTTAAACTAGCTGCTACCATAAAAATATATGGTACAACTTTAAGAGGTACAGGATTTCTAGTCATTACACATAGCCTGGAATGAGTTGACCTGTAGTTAAGTAAGCACCGATGCCTGCGATGATGCCAAGCATTGCTAATCTACCATTAAGTTTTTCAGCAACTAACTTTTCTTGTTCAATAGTTTTGTTTTTATTAGGTGTCATTAGAATATGCCTGGAATGATTTGACCTGTTGTTGCATAAGCGCCAACTGCTGCAACGAATCCTAACATAGCCATCCAGCCATTAAACTTTTCTGCTTCTGGTGTCATTTGATTTCTCCTTTTTAGATTGAGGGTTAAAAGTGACTCGCTATGCGAGTGGTGTAAAGACCTTTATTTTAAAATAGGCCTGGTGCTATCCATCCGAATAGACCATAATTAATTGTGCCGATCACTAGACCGAGCATTGCTAAGCGTCCATTTACTAACTCAGCGTTCTTCCAGTAATCCATTAAAAGATGCCTGGAATGATTTGACCTGTGGTAATGTAAGCACCTAATAGTGCAACGAAACCAACCATTGCCCAACGACCATTTACCTTCTCAGCATTCTGAGGGTATCCATCGTAAGACACAGACTCATCTATATAAGGACGAGTTTCAGCAGGGAACATATTTTGGCGTCCGCCTGATTCTGTTGTCGTAGTCATAAAACTTGTTTTATTAAGTTATGTTACATAATTATATATAAAAGTTTAAGTTTTGTCAAGTTTCTTTACATACGGATATCAACACATGAGTAAAATTACTCAATTACTCTATCAAATTTCATATGACCAAACCTACTTCCCCAGATTATATCAGTCTTATCGTTAACATTGAGGCCTAAATCTATAATCCAATATGTATCCTTAGTCATACGAATGTCACATAATTGATACGCATATGTACCATTTACATTTACAAGACATCCTTGTCCTGTGCTTTTACCATACCAACGATCAATATCATCTTGATAAAACTGTATATCACAATTTTGTTTATACTCTAAATCCCATGTAAAACTTTTAGCGATAAGAAAATTATTTTGTTGTTCTACTTTAATTTTATATTTCTTATATGGATTGTCCATATCATGAACATATGTCTGAACACAAGAAAAGAACCCCATACCGAGGTTCTTATGTTCTATTATTATATGTGCAAACTCAGCTGGTCTTGAATAAGCCTGCTTTCTATTATCAAATTTGCCAACAAAGCATTGTGTAAAGTGATTCATTAAATATCAGTATGTGTCATCATGTCCATGTAATCATCGGAAATATTTCCCGCTTCAACATCTTTAAATTGATCTTCATGTACCATGGCAACTAATCTGCCATCAGGTTTCTCAATTAAAAACATTTCTCCTTTTTCACATCTGTCTAGATATTTTTCTGGATTAGCATCCATATCTGCTTGTTTAATTGTTTCCATTGGTAGTCGTTTTCGGGTTTAACATACGGCTGCATAAGTCAATTACTGAATCACGAATTTGCATTAACTCATCATAACATCCTTGGTTATGAGCACAACCTCGAAGATCATGATCTGGTTTCATGAGAGATTCTAAGAATAAAGATTTTGCTCTATCCCATTTTATATCATCTGTCTCATGTCCATCAATTGAGTTTTGATCTTTCATATTTAAAGCAGTGTCATAATACTTATAAGAGCAAAGACTTTCATTTATCTTTTTCTTCTTTACCGTCAACTTTTAGCACGACTACAGGTGCAATCACTCGATGAAACTCACGAAAATATTCCATTCTATCCTTGGCATATTTCCGTGGTTTATCCTTTTTCATGATCTTAATTGTTTATCAATAAACTCTCTAAGTTCTCTACATTCATCCCATTCCCATACATTAGTATGCTTAGGATTTTTTTTCTCTTGTACGAAAGTTTTTCTTTCTATACGATCTGGATTTAGTTTCATACTACTCCTAGAAAATAAGAGGGAGGTTGGATTCCTGTGTACCAACAAATAACGGGCATTACTACAGTAAGTAAATACGTCATTGCCTGAGAC